TCATTGTGCAATGAGAGTGTCACCGAGTTGTCGATCAATCCTGACACGCGGGTCACTGCGCCACCACTGCCGAACGAAGTTGTTGGAACTTCGGCTGCTGAGGTGCTTAGAGTTATTGCAGCCACGCTTGAGGTGATATCTGTGCCATTCAAAGAAACATTTGAGTTGAGAAGGACTAACTTTGCCATGATTATTTATCTCCTGCCGTTTCGGCTTTCGAGGTTGGTTTATCTGCCACCAAGACTATGCGACCCGATGCCAGTAGAGAGTCTAGATGGTCAACTTCGTTGCCATCAATAGTGGCTGGATATTGTTTGTCTAGAACAGTGAAGCCTTCGACTATCTGATACTTTGCCATGGGCTAAGCATACACCACGACACGAAAGTCAACCGTCAGATAGGTCGTGTCGTTCGCGTCAACGGTTGAGATGTTGGATGCCTCTTCAACAATCAAGGTTTGGGCATATCCGCCGAGTGTTTGGTCGCCTTCGATTGCGGCACGAATCCCGCTGTCGTAAGACAGATAAGTGTCGAGCAGGTTCTGTGATGTGCGTTCAGCTGCTCGTCCGACGATCACACTGACGGTGAAAACATGTGTGACAAGTCCTCTGCCCATCGCGCCGTGGTAGGTGATTGATTCCAGTGTCGGCCATGCAAGTCCGCCGATTGATGGGTTCACCTGGTCGGGTTGTTGTGCGAATGCGCGAAGGTTCGTGATTGTTGCGAGACGGGTCTGCAATCCTGTTTTGAGTTCGGTGACTGTTGCGGTCATGCAAACATTCGCATTCGGCGATAAGGCTCGACAAGTTGTGCGACATCTGGGTCGAGTGCGCGTGTCACTCTTATCGCACCTAAGTCTCCGAAGCCGGCAACGCCGAGCGGTGAATCGTAACGCTTAAAGATTCTTGATGCCTGAATGATCACCGCTTGTGTGATCGGTTCCGGTACTGATGGCCAACCGTAGATCGCGGTGAGTTGCACGAGTGCTTCTAAACCGAAGTTTGCGTTCAAGGTTGGGAACAAGAAGTCACCAACTGCACGGATGCGTGTGAACGGAACAGTGAGTCCGTCCAAGATTCCGTTGACAGGTTCTAGTTGATAGTCAGTTGGTGTGAACGTGACATCAAAGTTGCCGTCTGCATTTGTTTGTGTTTTAAGTGTGATTGCAGTCGATGCGATGTCGTCAATCTCGCACACGAATGAATCGGCTGCGGTGAACAGTCTGACCGTCGCCGATCCGTATTGCCAGAACTGTCGATTGGCATAGCCATCAATTAGTCGTGACGCTGCACCTGCACAGTTGTCAATCAGTTCGTCGTCTTGTGTGTCGGCTGTACCGATTCTGAGGGCGGCCTTCACCTGATTGCGAGTTGCGTAAGAATTAACTAGGGCCATGGTCTTCCTATTCTACTTCACAGTCTTGATGAGTGTACTCGGCGATGAACTTATACATCTCAAGGTCGGCTTCAGTTTCAGGATTTGATGAGAGACGGTTCGGTCGAATATCGTTCACCAACACTTGAACACCTGAAGGTTTGAACCATCGCGCACCATGCACATGACACTTCCACCAGAACGCCCAGTCTGACCAATACACATCTGGATACCCACCTGTCCGTTCCCAGATATCTTTCGTGAACCAAGACGGTCCCATAACATGATTCCGCATCGGTTCAGTTGCAAAGAGTTCAGGTGCTGAAGGGTTGACACCGACATTCGACATGAACCTGATCGTGTTAGCAATAACATCAAAGTCACCTTCTGGGATACAACTGAAAGCATCAGGATAGAACCTGTCATCCATCGCAAGACCAGCAATCCAACCTTTATCAATAGTTGCTATCGCCGCGTGAAACATCGCATTACAGGTTCGAGTCCGACACTCAACCAGCCGACATGGCAAGTCAACAGCACCGCAATCATCGTCAGGATGGTAAGCAACAACAATGTCATCAGCTGGTGGATCTAATGCTTGCACCGAATCCCACCAACCTTGAATCTCATCCTTGAATGCGGTACCCCACACCAACCCGACGACCGTGATCATCGCTTCAGATACCAAGAATCAGGTGCGGTCATTTGACGAATGTAAGAAGGATACGAATCGTCCATGTCAACTTCCCAAAGATCTTCACCACGAATTGAACGACCGACTCGATAGTTCTCGGCCATGAACGCTTCAGGGTTCTCAACCATCAAGTCTTGATGAGAGAACGACCTCATCTTGTTAGCAGCCCATTGCGGTCCACCCATCCACGACACATGCCAACCTGAAAGCAACTGAGGCATGATATAACGATTAGATCTCATTGATTGCGCATCACCTTTACGTTGACCCCACGGACCCGCAACCATTGTGTGTTCATCGGAGAGTCGCCAATACGCCGACATTACTAGACGTTTCATCATGTAGCCATACCAACCAGACTTCAGAGTTTCTATATCGTTCGGCGACCAGATCTCATCGCAGTCGGCAACGGTCACAATGTCTTCGTCTTCTGGTGAGAACTGTCTTAAAGCAGTGAACAGATGATTGCGTTGTTCACATTCTGCTTCCCAACTACGAAGCGAAGTATCAGGTTCATAGATCTCATATTGGATTTTGTCCCTCCACTTGTAAAACCTATCCAAGTCAATGCCATGTGGTTTTGGTTGACCCATGAATGTTGTCGCCGATTCGACAATGATGATCTTGTCAATCGCATCTCCGATCTCATTGAGCCGGCATTCCAGCATGTCATGTTCTTGATTGAACAGAATGCAATCAAAGACTCTCATCAATCCCAACTGAGATCTAGTCGGCGTTGCAGATCCCATTGACCCGCGTCAAGTCTTGCGTTGCGAAGTTTGAACAGTTCAAGATTCGCTCTGAAAGTGTCCGCGTTCTTGGCTTGTAAAGATACATCGGACAGAAGTGTTGAAGAGTTGTCGTGCATGATGATGTCTTGTGACTTGCGAATTGTTTTGCCCATACGCACAGCGCGACGCTCGTAATCGTTGTCTTCGAAGTATGCGGGATGGAATGCTTCGCAGAACAGTCCGACATCTTTCACAACTTCGGATCCGATCCACGCGCAAGCCCACTCTGGTGAACCAGTGAGATGAATCTCATCTCGATCGCATCCGTTCCAGAACTTCTCTAGTTGGTCTGGTAAGAACCAGGCGTCCGAGTTGAGAAGAATCCAACCAGATGCGAACGGTGTCATCTTGATACCAAGATTCCAAGATGTCGCCACACCAAGATTGCTCGGCATGTTCATGATGTAGGTCTTGCCGTGACGACTGTTTCGTGGCATCATCAAACAGTCCTGCTCGATCTTGCCTCCGTTGTCAATGATGATGATCTTCTCAACTGGGAAGTCAAGCGAATCAATGCACCGTTCAAGTAGGTCGTATCGGTTGAGAACTGGGATGATTACGACCGGCACCATGCGGACAACTCCTTCATCGTTGGCTTCCAATGCTGTTCAAATACTGTGTCGGCTCCGTACCCTAGGGCATGGGTGATTGCCTGCTCAGAACGCCCTCTAGGCGCGTCATACGCCGATTTGAGAGCATTCACGATGTCAGGCACTGACGGTGTGAAGAACCATGACTTCTGTGCCGCATCCCACCATGGCTGACCTTCAACCGTCCAGCCGTCGCCGACCAACTCAGGTTGTGCGGTGAAATTTGAGACAATCACTCGACATCCACACGCTTGCGCTTCAATGACTGGAATGCCGAACCCTTCACCCATTGAGCAAGCCAACAGAACATCTGACGCCGTGTACATCGCAGCCATCAGATTCTGTGGCAAACCGTGCCGATACGCGTACTGGTCAACGATTTTGTACTTATCTGAACTGACTCCGCAAGCATCAAGAAGTTGAATCAGATTGATACCAGACATCGCACCCATCGGTTCGGTGTAGAGATACAGCACCGCATCAGGATGATCTTTCGCAAAGATTGAATACGCGAGCAGATTCTCTGCCCATGCCTTACGCGCAGGCTGACTGCCTTTATTCGTTGCGACCATCAAGATAACGAATCTGTCTTCTTCCCATCCCATGAACTTTCGGCCAGTCATCTTGTCACCATTTGCTAACGCAATATTTTCAGTCGGTTTGAACACAGGTTCAATCGCGTGAGGAGCATAGAGATGATCAATGCCTGCGATGTTCAACATTCGTGAACCAAACTTTGACATTGCGATCGGTTTCACATTTTCACGCGCACACCATTCCAACACATCAGGCGGTGCCGGTTGATGATCGATTGGAACCCATGACGCGATATTCTTCAACTCTTTCAACGAATCCGATTTCAACACCCACACATCAAACAAAGTCATCAACAATGTTGGTGTCGAAAGATCTTGACTTGCCCATTCCATTGTGTGCGCAACCACAACATCGTCGCTGTATGTCGCGAGTCCTTGTGGATACATTTTGAAACCATTCCAAGTTGATACCGAACCCGCAAGTCCGTACATCGCGTGGACTGCTATTTGGTGGTCTTCTTTCGCGAGCCTTTGGATGACTTGCGCGGTTTGCTGTCCGTATCCGGTGGCAGCCCATGGAGCGTTGCTATACCAGAGGACTCGCAGTCGGTCGGGATTGGTTGGTCTGACACTTCCAAGTAGTGCGCTACGCCCGCTCGGACTAACCGCTCCGCTAACGCTCCTGGCATCTCCACTGGTACGCCTTTGACTATTACTGTTTCCCACATGATCCTCCTAAGAATAGTGCAGGAATAGATAAAGCCTCGGCAAGTCCTGCACGACCGACCGAGGCTTAATCTTAGTCACAGTCCTTGCGGACTGCTATGTCTTTATTCGGATTAGTTCCTGATTATCAGGATGCTCCACCGATGAAGTGTTTGACATGTGATGTTTGCGGCAAGTTACCGTCAACACGCATTGTGGCGCGGAAAGTAATTAAGCCGGAGCTGAATGCGAAGTCATCGCTTCGATCCAACTTGATGCCACCAACTTGGCGAACAAAGTACGAAGGAAGGTGTCCGAAGATAACCGACTTCGCTGATGTTCCTGTGCTGACCACTGCTGGGTTCTCAAATACTGGGTATCCAAGAAGCAAGTCATTAGCATCTGCACTGAGTGATGGTTGGAAGACAAAGTTGCCTGCCGTGTCCTTCAGTTTGCGCATTT